CTGAATTATATAATGCTAATTATTTAACAACACAAATACAAGCAGTTAACAGAGGTGTAAAAGAAGATTATAAAGTTCAAGCAGAAAGATTAGCCCGAGGTGATTCATCTAATTTTAAAAGCATAAACCAGATAGTAACTGAATCTACAGGAAGTTTGGCTCAAATTGAAAAAGATAAACCAAATGAAACAGATGCTAATACATCTAAAAAACCATCACGTGAATTTTTCCAATTAGGTGGAATGACTTACACAATGCAAGAAAAAGGACAAGATGCTGTTACACTTTCATTTAAAAGTGATCCTGGTCAAATGTTTGTAGTAGGAACTGAAATACGAAAAGGACAATTTTTAAACAATGATTCTGGCCCATTTAGACCAAATGAAGCTGGTAATTTTGTAAAAGCTGCGCCAACTATCATAGCAACACAAGTTACTGCATCAAGTGGTAAAGTATATGAAATAACATTGGCTAATCCTGGATTCCAAGTATTATCATCTCAATTAAAAGACGCAATAAAATATTTACCTGTTGCTACAGGTGGTTATACAATGCAAACTGAAAATAAAATCGGATGGTCAAACGCCGCAACACAGCCATTTACAGCTTCAATTGCTGCAAACCAAACAAAATCATCAGCTACTATCTCAGATAAAATTGGTAGCACACTTTATGAAATAGAATACAATTCAGGAACAAGTCGATATGAATTTTCAACCACTCCACAGAAAGGAACAAAAACATTACATGCACATATTGCTGATTTTACTAATGAAGCACAATGGACTAGTATTGGAAACCCAACTCCACCTGGTATAAGATTTCAAATTAATAATTTTGACACTCATCATATATCTGATAATGGTAGATATAGTATATCAGCCGGCGGAACAGCAGAAGTAATGTCTAATAAAACATTTAAATTAGGAGGCAGAATTTTAGAAGCTACGCTTACTGTTGGAAAAAGTAAAGTTAATATAGCATTAGTCCCAACTGATGGTACAAATGCACCTAATGGCCCCTTTACATTTAGAGTTGGATTAGGTAATGTAACAACAACAGCACAATTTACAAACAATGTACTTACTGTTGTAGATGAAGACACTACATACACAATAACATATACACCTAAATAATTATGAAAAGTTTAAAACAAACAAACGAAATAAAATTCAGTTCTTATGGTGTTTGGGAACTTCTTAGAAAAGTTTACCAAGATAAGGAAGAACTTTTACCAAAACTTGGATTTAAAAAATATGAAGATTTTTTAGATTGGATGAAAACAGGTGATCAAGATACACAAGATGAATTTGAATCTATAGTTGCTAAACATGAAAAAGAAAAAATGACCCCTATGACAGAAAATAAATTAAAACAAACTATAAAAGAAGAAATTAAACGTATTTTAAGTGAAAATATGTTTAAAAATGGTGATGTTGTTATGTATATGGGAGAAAAACATACTGTTGTTTCTGATGATGGTTTTATTATTAAATTAAAATCTAGTAGAGACAATATTGTTAATCTTAATTATACCCAAGCAAAAGAAAAAGTTCGTAAACAAGATGACTTTAAAGAAGGAAAAATTAATTTAAATGAGCATGGAGCAGGAAGAACTCCTGAAATTAGAGGTATGGTGAATATGTTATTTAAAGATGAAAGAATGACTAATGCTCCTTTAGCACTAGTTAAAGCATTAAATCTTTTAGATGATAAAACAGCCCAAGAACTTAACTTTAAAGTAGCAGAATATTTAAAACCTACTTTTAGCTCAGACCCTAATTCTCCTTCAAACACTGCTGCTATTAAAGCAATGATTGATATGGATAAAGAAAAAGGTAGAAGACCTAGTTTAGACTAACATACAGACTGATTCATAGCCAGTCGACTTAAAATAAAAATTTTTTAGAGCTGTGGCCTAATCTTTGGATTAGGTCACTTTTTTTTATATATTTAGCACATAAAATTTACAAATGAATAAAATAGTAATTGTAGGAGCAGGTGTAGCAGGTATTAATGCTGCAACTAAATTAGTTGATAATGGATATCCTGGTGATAAAATCACTATAATTGACATGGGTAAAGACCCATATAATAGATTACCTGAAGAGGTAATGACGGGAATGCTAGGTGCAGGTGGTTGGAGTGATGGTAAATTAACTTACCATACTGAAGTAGGAGGTCAATTATCAAAATATTGTGGTAAAGATAAAGCAATGGAATTATTTGATCAAGTTATAGCTAACTTTAAACGATTTCACCCTAAACCAGAAGAAGTACAATGTTCTGATCCTCAAGCAGAACCTGATTTTATTAAACCATATTTTGGTTTACGCTTATTCCCTGTATGGCATGTTGGAACTGATTATTTACACGAAATAGGTAAAAATTGGTATGATTATTTAGTTGAAAAGGGTATTAAATTTGTTTGGGAACATAAAGTTTATGACATTAACTTTGATAAACAAGAAGTATCATTAGCAAATCATGATTTTGCAGGTGAAATAGAATATGATCATTTAATTTTTGGTGTAGGTAAATCAGGAATTGATTTTGGTAAAAAACTAGCTGAAAAATATAATTTACCAACTGAACCTAAAGCAGTACAAATAGGTGTTCGATTTGAAGCACCCCAAAAACATTTCCAAAAATTAATAGATATTAGTTATGATTTTAAATTATATAGAAAATTTGAAGATAAGGGTGTATCACTACGTTCATTCTGTACAAACAATAACGCCGCTTACGTTGCTGCGGAACATACTTATGGCGATGTAAGTTATAATGGACATGCTAAAAAAAATGAAGCATATCGAAATAATATGACTAATTTTGGTATACTAATGGAAATTAGAGGTATAGATAAACCATTTGATTGGTCAAGAGAGGCAGTTAAAAAATTACAAATTAATGGTGTAGGTACATACTATTCACCAAGTAATAGAACACCATCTAAAACATCAGAAGGTGATTCTGTTAAATGTGTTAAAGTAGACAACACAGAACCATTATTTGATGCGTTAGGAGAATATGGCAATTATATAGTTGATTTTATTAAAGATATGACAAAAGTATTTCCTACACTTGGGGATGATTGGGGTATTTATATGCCCGAAGTAAAATATTTGTCACCTGAACCATTAGTAGATTATAATAATCTTAGTTTAACTAAATATTCTAACGTATATTTTGTAGGTGATGCTTTAAGCGCAAGGGGAATTACAGTCTCAGGAGCACAAGGTACTTATGTTGCTGAATCTATATTAATAGATGAAGAAGTAAAAGAAATGGAAAAAAATTCTTCTGATTTAGAAGATATAGAATTTTAAGTAATATTTATTAGAAAATGGCTAAACTAATAGATTTACTAAATGAATCTTTTTATGATTCAAATAAATTATATTCTAAACAATATATACTTAATGTTACGGCAAATGCACCACGAAATATTAAGGATGTAGTAAGAAATTTAAAAATTATTGATTGTGTTGATTCAAACAATAATAAAAAAGAATGTGTAAAAATACCAGAAGTTTTGTATATTTACATTAGTGGTAAATATTAATTAAATAAAATTATGAAAATAGGTTTTTGTGGTACAATGAGTGTAGGTAAAACTACATTAGTTAATGAACTAAAAAAATTACCTGAATTTAAGGATTATAAATTTGCTACTGAGCGTAGTGAGTATTTAAGAGATTTAGGTATTCCTTTAAATACTGACTCTACAATTAAGGGTCAAATAATATTTTTAGCAGAACGATCTTCTGAATTGTTACAAGAAAACATTATAACAGATAGAACTATAGTAGATGTTATAGCATTTACAAAATCTGCAAAATCTATTTCTTGGACTCAAGGAAAACAATTTCAAGAATTAGCTAAAAATTTAATTAATGATTATGATTATTTATTTTATGTTTCTCCTAAAGGTGTAGAATTAGAAGATAATGGAGTTAGAACAATAGATAAAGAATATCGAAAAGAAATTGATGAATCAATTAAAACCATAATAGGTGATAAATTAGGTAAACACCCTAAATACACAGAAATATCTGGTTCTACTGAAGAAAGAATTAAAAAAATTAAACAAGTAATATTTTCTTAATATTTATAAATAAATAAAAATATACATAATGAAAAAATCTCGTTTACTTGAAATTATTCGTGAAGAAATTTCCTCAACTTTAAGTGAAGTTCCTTTCCCTGATGGACCTCTTGATGTTAAAAATCCTGAAGATATAGCAACTCGCCCTGAAGAGCGTGATGAAAAACCTCTTCAAGATGCTATTAAAAGTGCTGTAGATATATTAAAAGCAGAATACCCAAATTTAACTAATGATGATTTAGCTAAATTAATTACTAAAGTTAATTCTGATAAAAATAGACAAGCTGATAAAGACATCAAACAAAAAACATCAGATGGAGAAACTCTAGAAATAGCAGCGGATTCTCAAATTGGAAAAGATTACAAAGCTGCTTTAAATGCTATAGCAGATACTATAGAAGATCAAGCTGAAATATACCAAACAAATAAAATTGATGGTTTAATTAGTCAAAAAGGTGTTGATGCTAAAACAGTAGAGAGATTAGAAAAATTAAAAGAAAGAGGATATACTTATACTTTAGGATTTCCACAAACTTTAAAAGCAGTTGAAAGGGCAGTAGGTGGAGGTGCAACTAGAAAACCTTCTAAACCAAAAGCAGAAAAAGCAACAGCAACAGAACCAAAAGCAGAAAAAACAACAGCTTCTGAACCTAAAAATGATAGTTTATCTGATTTAAAAGATGAAGTAGCTAAAGTTACTACAAATATGAAAGATTTAGCTAAAAAATTCTCAAAAGCTGAAGGAGAAGAAAAAGAAGATTTAAAAAATCAACTTAAAGATCTAAACAAAAAGAAAAAAGAATTAGAAAAAGAATTAGAAAAACAACTGTAAAAAAGTTTTTTTCATGAATAGGGAAGTTAAATTGAAGTTATGGCATATTTTAATATGTGTAACTGTTTTTATACTTTTATTATATTTTACTATTACTACAATAACATCACCTGTTAAAGTTGGAGATTATACTAAACAAAAGCAAAAGATAGATAGTTTAAATGTTGTTATACTTGGATTAGAAGATAAACAATTGGAATTAAATAAATCTATTATATACCAACAAAATGAAATTGTTATTTTAAATAAACAAATTGATAGTACAAATATAGAAATAGTAAAAGTAAAAGAACATTATGGTAAAAAAATTAAAAATATTACTACTTATACTCCTACTCAACTCGATAAGTTTTTCACAGAAAGATACCAATAAAATTTGTTTTGATTATAATATTGCTAAAAAAATAGCAGTTGATTTAACTAAAGGTGACTCCGCAATTGCAGAACTAACCAAAACCAACCAGTTAATTTTAGAATTAAATGAAAAATCTATTAGACAAGATAGTGTTATAAAAGATTTTGAAACTAAAGATTACAACTATATTCTTCAAATTGAAAATCATGTTCAAATAAATGAACAAAATTCTTTAATTGTTAAAGGGTTAGAAAAAGATGTTAGTAAATTACAAAAATCAAATAATAGATTAAAAAAAGGTCTTAAATTTTTAGGTGGAGGTTTTTTGGCTATTTTAACTCCTTTAATTATATTAATAGTACTTAAATAAAATGAGCCAAGATCTTAAACAGAAAATACGAGAAGAATATGTAAAATGTGCTGCTTCCCCTGCATATTTTATGCGTAAGTATTGTTATATTCAACACCCTAAACGTGGAAGAATTCAATTTAATTTATACCCTTTTCAAGATAAAGTATTAACTTTATTTCAAGAAAATCCTTATTCTATTGTTTTAAAATCTAGACAGTTAGGTATATCTACTTTGACTGCAGGTTATTCATTATGGATGATGTTATTTAACCAAGATAAAAATATACTCTGTATAGCAACAAAACAAGAAACTGCTAAAAACATGGTTACTAAGGTTAAATTTATGTACGATAATTTACCTTCATGGCTTAAAGAAAAACAAAAACCTTCTGAAGATAATAAATTAACTCTTAGACTAAATAATGGCTCCCAAATAAAAGCCACTTCAGCAAGTTCAGACGCTGGTCGATCAGAAGCAGTTTCTTTATTAATAATTGATGAGGCAGCTTTTATTAACAACATAGGTGAAATATGGGCTTCAGCACAACAAACATTAGCAACAGGAGGTGGTTGTATAGCATTATCTACCCCTTATGGTACTGGAAATTGGTTTCATAAAACATGGGTTGCAGCTGAATTAGGTGATAATAGTTTTTTACCTATTAGGTTACCTTGGGAAGTTCATCCTGAACGAAACCAAGCCTGGAGGGATCAACAAGATGCAGATTTAGGAACAAGAATGGCAGCACAAGAATGTGATTGTGATTTTTCTACTTCTGGTGATACTGTTTTTTATGCTGAAAATGTTGATTACTATGAAAAAGAATGTATTAGAGAACCATTAGAAAAACGTGGATTAGATAAAAATTTGTGGATATGGGAACCGGTTGATTATTCAAGAGATTATTTAGTTGTAGCTGATGTTGCTCGTGGCGATGGGAAAGATTACTCAGCGTTTCATGTGTTTGATGTTGAAACATTTACACAAGTTGCTGAATATAAAGGTCAAATGGGTACTAAAGATTTTGGTAATTTATTAGTTGGTATAGCAACTGAGTACAATAATGCTTTACTTGCACCTGAAAATTCAAGTATAGGATGGTCAACTATTCAAACTATCCTTGATAGAGGTTATCAAAATTTGTATCATTCACCTAAAGGTAACAGTATGTCTGTAGATAACTATTTTGATCCTTATATGGATTACAGTAAAATGACACCTGGGTTTACAATGGCTTCAAATACTAGACCAATAGCAATTGGTAAATTTCAAGAGGCAGTACGAGATCGTGGTGTTATGTTTAGATCTGTGCGACTATTAGAAGAAATGAAAGTATTTATATGGAGAAATGGTAGAGCTGAAGCCCAAACAGGGTATAATGATGATTTAGTTTTATCTTTTTCTATAGGCTGTTATTTAAGAGAAACAGCATTTAAGTTAAGACAACAAGGAATGGATATGGCTAAAAGTATGTTAAATAATGTTAGTAATAACGCTTCACCCTATGCAGGTGGATATTCTAATAATAGTACTTTTAAAAATCCTTATAAAATAGATAACCCTTACTCAAACGGTCAAGAAGATATTTCTTGGTTATTATAAAAAAATAAAAAAATGGCAGATACTGGATTATTTGGTAGATTAAAAAGATTATTTTCAACTGATGTAATTATTAGGAATGATGGTGAAGACCAATTAAAAGTAGTTGATATAAATAAAGTTCAAGTTTCAGGTGAATATGAAACAAATGCTTTAATAGATAGATTTAATAGAATTTATACTAATTCTAATACTTCAATTTATGGTTATCAAAGTAGTTTTAACTACTTAATGTTAAGACCTCAACTATATTCTGAATATGATGCAATGGATACTGATGCTATTATAGCTTCTGCTTTAGACATTATTTCAGATGAATGTACTTTAAAAAATGATATGGGGGAAGTACTCCAAATTAAAAGTTCAGATGAAGATGTTCAAAAAATTCTATATAACTTATTTTATGATGTATTAAATATAGAATTTAATTTATGGCCTTGGATTAGAAATATGTGTAAATATGGGGATTTCTTTTTAAAATTAGAAATTT